GTTTAACGACAAGATGTATTTGGCCGATGCGGATGGACCATTGTATTACTTCGACGGTGACGTTTCCACAAGGCAGGGAGGAAAGGTCAGGGCTATCACCATCTCGACAGGCGGAACGGGCTACACCAGCGCAACGGCCATCGTTACCGGGCCGGATTGGGGTGGAACGCTTCCGACCCTAATTACGCAAGTGGCCGGTGGAGCCGTCACTGGAGTAACCGTGGTAGATGGCGGGTCTGGCTATTCCAGCGCACCGACCGTAACAATTATTGGCAACGGCTCCGGTGCTACCGCAACCGCCACGGTCAGCCCGCCTCCGCTCAATCTTAGGCTTTTAATCAACACTGGCAACCGCCTCTTTGGAGTTGGATCAGCCGGGAACCGCAACACGCTTTACGCTTCTGACATTCTGGATGCCTCCATTTGGGATGCGGCAAACTCGGTCATCGTAAACGCCGATGACGGAGATGAGATCACCGCCATCGTTCCATATTACGAGAACCGCATCATCGTCTTCAAGAAGCGGCGCATATTCCAAGTTACGATTCCTCCCGATATGACCAGCGCGGCGGATTGGGTGATCCAGCTTATCTCCAATAACACCGGCTGCGTAGCGGAAGGTTCCGCCGTACAGGTAAATTCCGACATCTTCTTCCTTTCCGATGACGGCATCCGCTCTCTGGTTAGGTCTGCGGCGGACGACTTTACATCGGTTGGGTTGCCCATCTCCGAGGTCGTCAAGGATGTGATTCAGGAAATCAACGTGGCCGAGATTGGGATCTGCACGGCGGCTTTCTACGACAACCGCTATTTCCTTGCCGTGCCGACAGAATCAAATGATTTTAACGACACCATCATTGTTTACAACACGGTCTTGGGCGCATTTGAGGGGACTTGGACTCCGAATGTAATGCAGTTTGCCTTGACAAACTTCCAAGACGAGGGGCTTCGGCTGATGAAGAAGTCCACCACTGGACAGATCCAGAAGTATAGCGGATACAAGACACCGGCACAGGTAACAACCGCCGACTACCAGGATGCCGGTGTTGATTACGAATCCTACATCCGCACCAAGGACTTTAACTTTGGCGACCCATTCGCAGAAAAACATGGAAGCCATTTTGAGGTTGTGTTTGACGACTCATTCTCGACCGATACGACCATCTCCATCCAGCGGGATATTGATGTTGGCGATATTGACGTTCAGCCAAACCTCAATGTATCCAGCGCAGTCCTAACCTTGCCATTCGCTCTTCCGGCTCAGTTGCCATCATCGGTCAAGACAAGGATTGCCAGCGACCTGCGGGCGTACCAGAAATGGCGTTTGTTGAATATCAAGATCACCAGTGCGGCCAACAAGCTCGCCATACGCCAGATCACGGCTGCGGCCAACCCGGACACCATTGAGGTGCAGAAGAACATATCGTGACGGCTATGGAGTTTATCGAGGCTTCCGGCGTGCCGGAGTCAACCTGGCCAACCTTTAGGGAGTGGTTTAACTGGCACTCCGAGCGTGGCCTAGTTGGGGTAGCCAAGGATGGCGATAAGGTGGCTGGGGTAGCAATTGCCAGGTGCATTAAGGGCATGGAAGCCCCTGAGCCTTATGAACATGACGAAGCTGGAGAGAGTGTGTTCGTGGACTTGACCGTGACCTCGATTGATGGTAAAAGTAACGCCTTGAGTCGCAAGGCTCTAAAGTGCCTGCTGAGTATCCTTTGGGATAGATTCGGTCCGCGCAGGAGGATCACCTTCAAGCGTAACGGCACATATAAGGAGTATGACTACTACAATTTTATGCGAAAGGCACTAAACTAATGGGCGGCGGACCATCCATCCCGGCACCACCTCCTCCTCCCGACCCCCTAAAGGCGGCGCAGGCCAATTCCCTTTTCTACCGATCCTCGCTGGAAACCTACGTTGAAAAGGCTCCAGACATTGCGGCTTTGGAAAACGCCCTTCGGATCAAGTATATGCCCGAACAGCGTCAGTTGGAACGCCAGCTTTCTGCAGCCGACCAGCTTGCCCAGGTTCAGACCGGCCTTCAGCTTGAGAGGCAGTACGGACCGCAACGCACGATGGAAACACTTCGTCGGCAGTACGAGTATAGCCCCCAAGCGTTTGCGCTGAATCGCGCTCTTGGCGATCAGATGACCCGCCAATTTGCGCGCACCTATGGCGTGAGTCCGTACTCCAGCGTAGAGCCACAAGTTGCCTATGGTGGAGGCGTGGCTCCGGTCAATTACACCGGTGGCATTTCGCCGCAGATCGGTGCGCCTGCCTATACCACCGAGATTGGCGATGTGTTGGCGCGTAACGTAGAGGCTCAGAAGAAGACGACCGAGAAGTTTAGGGCTGGGGAGATTTAATATGTCAAAAGCGCAAGCTGCACGCACCCCAAGTATTCAAGCACAGGCAAACGCAAAACGCGCACAGCTTACCAGATATAAGCTCAACGACGATGGAACCGTTTCCACGATTGAAGCCCCAGAGCGCAATGGAGGATCTCGCAATTATACTCTTGGCTATGCGGCAAGCCCTCCCGCAATAAAGGCGTATCAAAAAGCAATCAGCGAGCCGAATGTATTTACCAGCCTTAAAGAAGCCCAAGACACAGGCATTAGGCAACAGGGTCAAAGAATTACTGACTTGCGCGATACCTACGAACAACAACTTGCCGATTTAATGAATCGTGAAGGCACATACAATACACTTGCCGAACAGATTGCCGGACTTACCGGTGGTGTTCGTCGCGGTGGTGGAGGAGCGGATTTGAACCAAGCGATTAACCAGTTGGGTGCTGGAAGGAACTACGGAGCATCCGATCTTGGAACCCGCCTAAACTTTCAGGTGTCCGACCAGCAGATCGTTGACGATTACAACGCCACCCGGCTTGGTCGTCTTAACCGCATTGTTGAGGACGGCAACTCCCAGATCCCCGGTATTCAGTCCCGCCTGGATGCGGCCAACAAACTTCTTGAAGGTCTCCCGGCCAACGATCCGCGCCGGACTTCGGCACAAGTTTCCATTGACCAGTTAAAGGCAGACCTTGCCAGCGTGCAGGGTGCGGTTGTTAAGGCCGGACAGCAGATCACAGATTTCAAGCCCATTACTCCGACCGACGCGGAAGGACTTAAAGAGATCACGGCGTTCCGAGAGTTTATCAAGTTGCCGGAGGAACGCGCTGGCGAACAACTCAAACAGATTGACCCCGAATCCTACAAAACCGCAGTCGGCCTGGGGCAACGCTATCGTCAGCTTGCGACCGAGGAGTTGCCTGCAACGACGACTCCGCAGACCGAGCAACTACGCAACACCATCGAGCAGGAAGCACTCAACCAGCTTCGCCTTGGCTCGACCTTGGGAGCCGAGGAAAGGCGTGGATACGAACAGGCCGTGCGTGCCGCCCAGACCGCCCGTGGCAACATTTTTGGCCTTGGACCGGCAGTGCAGGAAGCGGCGCAGATCGGTGCCGCCGGGGAACAACGCAAGCTTGCGCGTTACGGGGCGGCGCAGCAATTCCTGGCTTCCGGCGAAACGACCGGCGGAGCAGCCGCCCGTGACCTTGCGCTTCGCGAAGGCTTGACCCAGCAACGCTTGGGTGCGGCTTCCGGCTTCCTGGCCGGCGGACCTTCGCTTGCCAACCTTGCACAGCAACGGCTCGGCCAACAGAACCTTGCGGCGCAGCAGTACATTCAGGCCAATCAGGCATTGCCTGGGCAATTTATGACTCAAGGTATGCCGCAGCAGTTTTATCAAACCGCAAGCCAAGAGATCCCGGTTCAGCTTGCTGGAAATGCGGCCAATATCTACGGATCAATGGCCGACTACCAATCCAGCACATACGGGGCGCAGGTTGGTGCAATCTCTCGCCAGCCGAGCGGTGGTCAAATCTTTGGAGATATTGCTGGTGGTCTTTCAAATCTAATCAAAATCTAGGAGAAATAAAATGGCAGTTATCGACATCCCGGCACTCATGGAAATGTCCAGACAGGACGAGCTTATGCGTATTCGCCAAGCCGAGGCGCAGCGCGCAGCGCAGGAAGCCGAACAGCCTGATGTCGATTTCACGTTTGAAAAGGGTGGCCTCAAGGTCAAGGGCAAGCTGAAGGATCTTCCTCGTCTTAGTCAAGATCCAACCCTGTCTCCGTATCTTCAGGGAATTGGCAACACTCTTACAAACGAACAGGCTTTAGATAACGAGGAAATTCAGGTGCAGCGCGAAGAGCTTAATGAGCGTCTTCGAAAAATTGCTTCAGAGAAAATGAAGCAAGAGCTTGAGATCGCCAAGGGTGATACCCGCGCCTTCCGCGCCGAGCTTGGGCTTGGTGCCTTGGGCTTGAGAAAAAGATCCGACATTATGAAGGAACTTGAGGCCGAGCGCGGAGTGGTGCAAGGAAAGCTTGCAGAACTATCTTTCGACCGTCAGGCTGGACAAATGGCGCAACCCGCAATGGAAGAGGTTGAGGCTGGCGCACCTATCGCCCCCGCCACGCAGCCGGTTCAGCCAGCGCAGGCTGTTGCTGAAACTGTGCCTTCCTTTAATTCCGCAGCCGAAGCGCGTGCGGCTGGCGTAAAGCCTGGTCAGACGGTAATCATCAAGGGTCAAAGAGGTACGCTTCAGCCGAAGCGATAAGCCATGGCCAGGGGCTTGAGGCAACCGGCCAGTGAGCCTGAACTTGAGTTCGTTCCAGAACAGGAACAGGATCTTGAATTTGTACCCGAAGCACAGGACGGCAATTTAACCAAGGCTCAATACATCGCATCCGGCGGGAAACCGGAGGATGTGATTTCCCCCGAGCGCGAGGCGGTCCTTCGAGCAGAAACCCAAAGACAGCTTCAGGCTGGCGCAACACCTGAACAAGCCGCACAGGCAGCGGGTGAAGCGGTTGACGCAATGGGTGCAATCAAAAGACCTGACGGCACCATTGCCGAAGGATTCAAGCCAACCGAACAGGCATTGGCCGAAGGCATTATTGAAAAACCTGCAATCCCAGCCGTAAGAGAGGCGCAAAAGCTTGGAATCGAAACCGTATCGTCAGGCACCGACAAAGACACGGGCGGTGGATTTGCCATCGGAAAAGACAAGAATGGTAAACTTGTCCGCATCGAATCATCGCCGCAGGGTGAGATTGATGTGTTCGAAATTGAGGAGCAGCCGTCCATGCTTGGCGCAATCGGAAGGACGCTGGCACGGGAAGTTCTGCCGACTACGGCTGGCGGGGCAGCCGCAAGGGCAGGATTTGCGTTAACGCCTGGGCCGCTCCCGGCAAGGATTGCGGGTGGACTTGTGGCTGGCACGGCGGCATACCTTGGAGCAGAGAAGGCGCAGAGAGCGGCTCTTGGCGCGGCTCTTGGGCCGGAAAGAATCGCAAGGGTTGAGGAAGTTTTACAGAAAGACATTGAGCAATATCCCATTGCCACAACCGCAGCCTCAATCCTGACACCCACACTTGGCGGTGTTGCAGGATTGGCAAAACCGGCCATTCAGGCATTCCGTGGGGCCGGGGCAAAGGCGGTCACAGAGGCGGCAGAAGCAGTTCCTGCCGCAGTAGCAAGGCCAGCAGCGGAGGCGGCACAGGCTACGCCTGCCGTTGCGGAGGCGGCGGCAAAACAACCGCCAATAAAGCTTCCAGAAGAAACCGCGCAGACGGGAGTGAGGGCTGTCGGTAAGAGGTTGGTAAAAGACCCGTTGCTTGATCGCGGAGTGCGCGAGAGATTGGCGCAGAGCGAAGATATTCAGTACGGCAAATTTAAGCAAAAAGCATTTGAGGAAGCGATGGCTGGAGCCGACAGGGCTGATGTCGAAAGACTTGCCATGGAGGGAACAGAGCCTCAAAAGATTGTTGCCAAGGCTGAGTTGATCAACCGGGCTGCTGCAACCGGAAGCGTTGAAGAACTTGAGAAGTCTGTCGGAAGATTTTTAAGAGAGGCAAATGCAACTGAAGCCGGACAGATTGTGGCTGCCACAAGAGCGTTAAGAAGCACAAACCCACAAGGGTATTTTTATTCATTGGTTGGTGCGCTTGAAAAGGCCAACCGAAGGCTGACCCCGGAGTTATTGTCGCAAGGCAGAAAGCTTTTCGCCGTCAAGACAAGGTTGCAAACAAGGTTTGACGAACTTGCAAACAAGGCAAGGCAGACACTGGATGATGCCGATATTCTAAAGGCGACAAGGGCGGAAAAAGTTTTGCAGGAAAGTTTGTTTAGGTTGCAGAATTTTGAAAGCAGGCTTATCCCAAAGAAGTTTTTTGGCGAAACCCTGCCGACCGTAATTCAGGGAAATCTTCTTGCCCCTCTTTCCATTGCAACAAACTTGTGGAGCAATGCGGTCAGCGCATTGCCTCGCATACTTACAAGACAGGGAGCTTTTGTCAGCCAGGAAGTAACCAGGGCATTCCAAGGTCTTTTCGGTGCAAAGCTTGGACCAAGGCAAATATCCTCTCCAATATCATTGGCTGGAACCAGAAGGATTGGGGAAAGCCTTAAGGCATTGGGGCGCGGTACGGCTGAAGGCGTGGTTGGTTTGCGCCGTGGTATCAGTGCGGAGGGATTGCTGGCAGGTGAGAGGATTCGAGGATTTCAGCCCATCCAGGCATTTAAACAGTTTTGGACTGGTGCCGGATTGGCCAAACCTGTGCAGACAGGATGGAAAGGTCTTGGCGCAAACATACTTGACCGGGCAAGACTTGCCGCAGAAGCATCCTTGGGCGCGCCGCCAGAAACCATGTTGCGCTTGCTTCAACTTGGCGATACTCCGTTCAGGCGCATGGCGCAAGCCAGACTTCTTTCCGAGTCGGCACAGCTTGCAGGAAAGACAGGCAAGGCAGTGTCAGTTGCCACAAGACTTCCAACCGGTAGAGAACTTGCCAAGATTGAGGAAGAGGCAGCGCAGGCCGTGTTCCAGCAAGATACGCCACTAGCCAGGGCAGCTCTTAGTGCGGCAAATATGTTCGGACTTGGAACAAAGTTTGGTCCGGCAAGGCTTATCGGAAAAACAATCATTCCTTACGCCAAGACTCCGGCCAACGTCATTGACGAAATGTTGGACTATTCGCTTCCTGGGTATGCAATGGTATTTAAGGGAATACCGGCAATGAAAGCTGGCAACACCAGGGAAGCACAGCTTGCCATCGGAAAGACCATTACAAGCTTAACTATCGGAGCCGTGGCTAAGACCCTTTCAGATGCTGGTGTTATTGGTGGAAGAGCGGAGGAAACTGAGAAGGCAAGAGACATTCAGTATAAGGCATTGCCACCCAGAACCATTAACATCAGCGCATTGAATAGAATGGCAGAGGGTGAGTCAACCGAACTCCAGCCGGGAGACAGGGTAATTAACCTTGAGAAGCTTGGCATTGTTGGCGGAATGATTGCCACTTGGGATGCCGCAAGCAAGGCAACCGAGGGTGGTGATTTTATCAGCCCAGAATTTGTGACCGCCTTGGTGCCTGAAACGCTTTCTTTTGCCATGAATCAAAGTTTTCTTAAGGGTACAAACAGCCTGCTTTCCGCCATGCTGGATGGGCAAGGCACGACAATGGACAACTGGATTGCAAATTATTTTGGAACCGTGTCAGCCATTCCGTTTCCTAACACCCTTTCCGCTGTTTCAAGATCCATGCGTGAATCACTTCCTGACAAGATTCAAATCAAGGATGTTGAGGGAGAGGGGCCGGAGAGGGCTATCAATCTTTTTGGTGAAGTCCTGAAAAGAAGGTTGCCAGGAGCAGATGAGGATTTGCCGAGAAGGATAGACGTTTGGGGCAGGGAAATTCCACAGACACCAGAAGGTGCAGATCCTGTTGCATACAACTTCCTTGATGTCACCAAGGGTCGCAACGCAACCTACGACCCGATCACCATTGAAATATACAGGCTGTTCAAGGAAACCGAAGATGGCGATGTCATCCCGCCAAAGCCGCAAAGAAACTTCACTATCGACAATGTGAAATACAGGCTTTCGCCGGAGCTTTATGAGGAGTATTCCAAGGTGCGTGGTCGGGCCAACCGCAGGGCAGCCGAGGAACTTTTTAGAAGCAAGGAGTTCAGGTCGCTGACAAAGGAGGAAAAGGTTGTGGCTATCCGCAATGCTTACGCCCAAGTAGGTGACGATGCCAGAATCCAGTTCCTGCAAAAGAACAGGCGTAGGATTATGAGAGGAGAGAAGCAATGAAGTTTAGTGTAAACGCATCCTCCAGCCGAGAACTTCGCAATGACATGGTTTCTAGGGAGCTTACCGGATCTCCATACACAGCCGTTCCAGAAGAAATAAGGCGTAGTTATCCCATCGAAACAAAGACAAAGGAGCAGCCCATAAGGCAGGAACAGGTTGTGGCAGAACCTGAATTTGAATTTGTACCGGAGAAAACATCCATGACAACCCAACCCTCACAAGACCCGCTTCAACTTGCAGCCCTCAAGACGGTTGATTTTGAATCTAGGAAAGACAAACAGGGAAATCTTCAGGTCTACAAATTGCCAGCCGGTGACATGGGTGGTAGCTTTGAGGTGGCCGGAATCAACGACCGTTATCATCCTGAAGCCTTCAAAAGAATCTCGTCGCTCCCGGCGCAAGAAAGAGCGGGAGCAGCAGCGCAATATATCAAAGAATACACATCCCCGCTCGTCTCAAAACTGCCCAACGCCATCCAGCCATTCGCGCAGGATCTCGCGTTTAATCGAGGGATGGGCGGCGCAACGAAGTATATCCAGCAAGGATTAAACTCGCTTGGCGTGAATGTGTCTGTGGATGGTAAGCTTGGGCCGCAAACCCTGGCTGCCATCAACAAGGTTCAGCCACAAGCCTTGATGCGTGCCGCAAGCGATGCACAGCTTCGGGATGAATATAGGATGGCCAACAGAAACCCAGCCAGAAAACCACTTCTGCGCGGACTTGAAAACAGGATAAGAAACAGGCTTGCCTTACTCGGAAGCGTCTGAGTCAAGAATCGTGTGTCCCGGTTGTCACAATCGCCTCGTCGTCTTTCAGGTATGTGTTTCCAACCTTCCTGTAAAAACCTTCAGGCGTAAAATAATTGTTGCCAACTTTTCTTATGCACCCACGATCACTCAGGGCATTGTTGCCGCTGGTCATAACCCAAGTTCCGCGACCCTTGTATGCACCGCCTATGAACCTGGCAAGTTCTGCACGCTCATTGTCATCTTCATCCTCCCCCATCACCGGTGCCACCAGCACCGCCATCAGGAATAGTATTGCTTTCATGCGTAAAAACTCCAGCATCTGCGCCGCATAGTCAAGCATGAAATTATCCGCCAGACAAATAGGTGCAGTCGGCGTAGCCCGTGTGGCCGGTGCGTTGTTTCGCAACGGGTACAGCGTGCTGACTCCGATGGAGGATTTTTCCAGCTACGACCTGGTGGCCGAGCGCAACGGAAAGTTTCACCGCATCCAGATCAAGACCACCAGCAAGCCCGAACACGACAAACTTCATTATCGTTTTATGACAAGTTCCGGGCATCAGGGGAAGGTGATGTACACCAAGGCCAAGGTTGATTATATTATCTGTTGGGCGATGGATGAGGATTTATTCTGGATTCTAAAGCCGCACGAATGTCGCACCACCACCAAGAAGTTTTACCCAAATTCAGGTTCCTCATGGCGAATCATAAACGATCTCTGACACCCAAGCAGGCTTGGCGGCTGTTCGAGGATGCCATTAAGGATACTGATGATATCGAGAAGGCTGCCGAATGGATACGCAGGCACCCCCAGGTTGCCAAGAAGATGACCGGTGCCGGGTTATTAGCCTGCTTTGACGAAGACATAAAAAAGTATTGACTCATTTTTGACACGCCCCCAATGTGGGGCATGGCAATCAATTCAAGACGCAAAGGCGCGGCAGGCGAGCGGGAGTTTGCATCCTACCTAAGAGAGCAGGGCTGGCAGAAGGCCAGGCGCACCCAACAATACGCCGGTGATCCAGAGGGCGGTTCCGGGGATGTGGTCTGCGCGAACTTCCCATTTCATTGCGAGGTCAAGCGTTGCCAGCAGATCAAACCGGAGCAATGGATGGCGCAGGCTAAGGGCGATGCGCCGGAGGGCAAGATCCCGGCGGTGTTCTTTCGCCGCAACGGAGAGAAGAAGTGGCTGGCCATCATTGAGGCCGACGACCTTTGCGAGATTGCCCGGCACATTGCCCCGCCCAATTTTACGGTTGATGTAGTCCAGACCGCACCAGTGGCCACGACCGTAGCCCAAGGATTTGTAATGCCTTCCACCCCACTAAACCCAAACCAAATATAGAAAGGTAAAATAACATGAGCCTAACCATCAGTGAAACATCCAAAAACACGGAACGTCAGTTGCCCGAAGCCGGAGCGACCGTGGGCGTTCTATTCAGCCTAGTCGATCTCGGAACCCAGGAAGTGACCTGGGATGGAGAGACCAAGTGGACCCCCAAACTCCGCCTGGCTTTCGAGTTGCCCGAACAGGTGATCGAAGGCGAAGTGACGGAGAACGGCAAGACGACCAAGGTGACGAAGCCGATGGTCGTTTCCATCGAACTGACCCGTAGCCTTGGCGAGCGTGCGACCCTGCGGAAGCACCTTGAAACTTGGCGCGGTCAGGCGTTCACCAGCAAAGAACTCGCAAGCTTCAGCCTCAAGAACCTCTTGGGCAAGGCTTGCTTGCTGACGCTGGTTCACAAGACCAGCCAGGCCGGGCGCAACTACTGCGCGATCCAGGGTATTGCCAAACTGCCGAAGTCGATGAAGGCTCCGGCAACCACCCAGAACAGTCAGGTCTTTTACGAGATCGAGCAGGGTGAGGGCGGTCAGTTCAGCGAACTGCCGGAATGGTTGCAGGAGAAGATTCGTTCCAGCAAGGAGTTGTCCGGTGCGTCTTCGGCACCGCAGGCTAAAGCTGCGGTAAGCGTTGACGCAGACGGCAACGCAATGCCGTTCTAATCAAGTGGCTCTTACCCTAACCCAAAAAGAGCCTAGCCAATCCCGTCTGGTCCAAACGGACCAGGCGGGACATTGGTATACACAGGAAGGCGAGTCCGCCCACGTTGTCATAGGAAAGAACGGCAACGAGCGCAACACCACGGTTACGGACGCACGCAAGATGGGTTTGCTCCCATCGGTCACGAGCGTCCTGAGTGTGGCGGCAAAGCCACAGCTTCAAAGCTGGAAAGAAGAACAAATCATAAGGGCTTGTATAAAGTTCCCAATACTCGATGAGGAAAGCGATGAAGAATACGCGAAAAGAATTTTGCTTGAGGCAAAGAAGGTCACAACAGAAGCGGCATTGCACGGGAGTCTCATGCACGAGCAGATGGAGCATATCCTCTTGGACAGATCTCATAGCAAAGAGGAAAAGCTTCAGCCATACATCAAAACCTTCAAGGAATGGGCGGAAGATAATGTCGAGAAAACCTACTGGTGCGAAAAAGCACTGGTCGGTGCTGGTTACGCTGGAAGATGCGATGCCTACGTCAAGCTGAAGGGAATTGGTGACGCAATCATCGACCTTAAGAACCGCAAGGTAAACCCGAAGTACGACCCGTTCTACGATAGCGACTGCGCCCAACTATGG